GAGCCTCTCCAAAAAAATTAAAGGCATTTTCGTTATTTAACATATCCCACCACTCTTTATCTAATCTTCCACCTGTGGGATTGCCTACGTTTTGCCTTACTCCGTTCATCCAATAGGTTTCATACCCACTACCTATCTTGGGATCATACCCTATTCCTTTTGGTCCTTCTCCAGTTAATTCCTTGTACGTTCTTTCTATACTTCCATCTGGTCTCTTAGATATTGTGACAAATCTAGGGTCATCTGTTAAATCTGTAAACCAAGCATCGAAAACACTACCCTTAACCTTTCCGTCTGCTGTTCTTGTAATACGAACATTAGGATCAATAGGAATTAACTTTAACGATTCAAATATATTACGCTTAATCTCGTTATATAGCATTTTTGTACTGTGTCTTATTAAGTCAAAACCAATACCTTCAGGCGTTAACAAAGGCAACATGTGTTGCTCTCCTGGGTTTTCACTTAATGATCTAATACCATTATCAGTAGCTCCTTTGCTTCTTCCTGAGATAGCAGTAAACCCACCCATGCCTTTGGTGTCGGTATAATGTAGTGGCATGTATGAAGGATGCCACTTTTGTAAAAATTCAAGTTCTTCTTTACTTAAAAATCCTCCGTACTTACTTGCTTCCCTCATCCTGAGTTGATCGTATAGGTCTACTATCGTTCTATGAGCTTTTATTATTGTACCTATACCTTCTTCTGGTATGCCCAAATTTTTTGCTATTGCAGTTTTGTTAATCCATGAAACTGTTGTATTAGATGGATCAATCATAGCCTTTGTCATTTGAGTGTAATTAGGGTAGAAAGGAGCATCTATTATCTTAGCCTCTTTGCCTGTAGATATTTTTACTTGCATTACATAATCTGATCCCTTGGTAATATCGTGAAACATAGGCAAGTTTTTAGGCTCTAATCTGGATGGGTGTAGCTTTCCAATTTCAACAGTACGTGTGCCCAGTGTATATTTTTGTAATGCATCTATCCATTGGTCAAAGCTATACATCGGTTTGGTTTTTAGCAACTTTCTATTAACGCTGTCAAATTCTCTAAACAAATAAGACAAGTCTTTTATGAGATCTTCAAATGCAGCATTGCCTTGTTTCCCCCCTATACCTTTGGCTTTAGATAACTTGAGGGCACTGAAATCTCCAGTTCTTTCCATTTCCCTTTCTAGAGCTTTCATTCCCTTCATAAGTGCTTTGTTTTTCCAATATCCTTTAGGCATTTGTTCTGTATATACATTCTTAAATTGTGCTACAACAGCAGCATCTAAAAGATTCTCTATTGTGTATTGAGAGTTTCCGAAAAGTGGATTCCACCATTTACCACCTCTTGCAATTCTGTGAAAGCTGTCAGCAGTAAAAACTTTAGTTATTCCTGATCTTCTACCTGCAATAGAAGCATAGTTATCTATCTTCTTTCTAACAGTTGTCATTGAGTCACCTGCACTCCTGAAAGACCTTTTGACAACATCTGAGTTGAAAAAATCAGCTAATACTCCTTCAAATCTAGCTGCCTTTCTTTCGTGTTTGAGTTTCATAAACTCACTTCTAAACACATCTTCATAGCCTTGCTCGAGATTAAGCGTAATATCTTTTCCTTGACTTATCGCTGATCTTCTTGTCGCACTATTTCTATAAGCAGCAGTTGTGTCTAAATCTGGGGTTTTGGAAAATATACTTTTAGCTTCGTTTGCTATATTTTCATGTGTCTGCTTCGCCCAAGTTTTACCTGCTTTAGATTCTAATTTCGTTAGGTATTGTGTGCCTTCTTCACTAATCATAGGACCCAATTCAGGATCTGATACTCTCCTCAAGAGAGTATTTGTTATTGATTTGGTTCCACTTCCCACTGCACCAAGAGTTACTTTAGCAGCTTGGAAAGGTAAAGTCATAACCTTAACTAACTGATCTTCTACAAGTACTGCAGGTTTTAATAATACTTCAGCTACACTTGCTGCAGATCTAATACCTGCTGCAGCAGGTCTTGCTACTGCTCCCAGTTTTGCACCCTTGCCTGTATACTGTAATGCCTTTGCACCTTGAGCTGCTGTTGAAAGAGTCTTAAAAGCAGGTACGTAAGTTAAAGGATCATCTATTACTTCGTCTATAAACTTACCTGATCCCTCTATTCCTGGTATATCTGAAGTAGGATATAGTTCTCGTTCTGCATGTATCTTTTCAATAGGAGTCAAAGGATTCATTCCAGACTCTTTAAGTTTTTGTTCCCTTTTCTCTATTTCTTTTTCTACCTTAACATCTCTTAAGGTCTTATACTCTTTGCCTGTAATATTTTCAAAAGCACTTGCTGTAGGTCCAAATGGAGTGAGTACATCGGCAACTTTCAAAACTGCCCTTGGATCAAACTTTCCTTCTGGAGATTTGTAAGCATCCCACTTTCCCTCACCTTTGGAAATAGGGAGCCTTGCCTTTTCTCCAGTAGTAATAAGTGGCATTTTTTCTTCAGCAATGTATCTATTTTTTTCCCACAGTGGTTTCCCTATAGTTTCCCATGCTTTTGCTCGAGTCTTTCCTGTTCCAAAAGGACCCATGGGTATATTTTCCTGAATCCATGCATTGATAGAAGCAGCTTTTTGAACAGGATCAGATTGACCTATAGAGTCTAGCCATTGTGAAAAAGCGTTTAAGTCTTGCTGAAGTTTTTCTTTTTTAACATACTTGCCCTGTGCCTTTAATCTTTCAGGTTTCCAGAACTTATCCCATAAATTTTTATCGGCTTTAAAATCTTTTCTTTCTTTAACTGGAATGTATTTTGAATCTCTAGGGTCTGCCATTAGTAAAATATAAACCTTGTACTAGGAGCAAATCTACTTGTAGACACGCCTCTTTGGTATGGTGATAAACTTGCATATCTTTCAGTAAATGGTTGCTGTTCTAAAAACTGCGTGAATGTTGTTTGCTTTGAAGGATCTGTTCCCTGCTTATACTCTGTACCAAGTTGACCTAGATACTGATTATAAACATTACCAAACTGCTTAGAAAAGTAATCCTTTGCCCTCTTTTTCATGGGCTTAGTACCTGAAAAATCAGTTCCAGCAACCTGACCCATATAGGCAAGGTTGGGATCTGCTTCAAGCATCCCACTATAAAAATCACTAAATGCATTTAAATTATCAGCCATATTAGCCTCCTACATAAAATCAGTACCAAAAGTTTCCTTTGGGAAACCTGCAGTAGTATCTATCCATTTACTTGCGTTCATCATCTGTCCATGAGTATTGCTTGGGTTACCTGCATATGCCTTAGTTACCCAATCGGCAAACCTATTTTGAGCCTCAAATGGATTACTATATTTAAACTTAAATGCATCAAATACGCTACTTAAGCCTGAATAAGCCCTAGATGATGCCCCAGGTGCATATCCCAGAGCAGCTATTGATGATGATAATACATCCTGGCTTGTTGGGTCTGTAGTATAAGTAGTACCGAATCCAGCAAGATCTGGTGCTCCCTCAATTCCTACGCCACCTGGCGAGATTGCTCGTAAGTAATCTCTTAAACCACCAAATTTACTTCGTATTGCTGAAAGAGGTTGCCTATAATCTCGACCCAGAAAATCGGAAAACGTACCTGCCATAGGTAGAGAACCTTTAATTACTTCACTTTCAGTTGTAGTAGGTATGTCAGTTAATCCTAATAGATATCTTCCATAATTAGGATTAAATCCATAATATAATTTATCTGGATCTGTTGACAGTCTTGCCAGTTCTCCAGTACCAGCCCCAGGGAAAAATGATCTTATGTACTGGCTATATGCATCCCCAGGTTTTAATGCTAGATCTGAAGGTAGTGTGCCATCTGCACTGGCACTGGCACTGGCAGTACCAGTTACATTATTAACATTACCACCACCTTGATTACCACCAGTTACATTATTAACATTACCATCATCTTTCTTGTCGCCAAACCAGTTAATCTTACTGCCATCATCTTTAGGGTCACCATCATCAGATTTGCTGTCTGTAGAGTCAATAATAATAGCATCTCCACCACCTGCCTTACTAGCATCATCTATTGTACTCAGTTTTTTTGAGTTATCTGAGTGCCATTTATTAAAATAACTTTTATATTGATTACCTCTTGTTACATTAATTTGATCACCTGGTATTGTTTTAGTTCCATACACTTGCTCATGCCATTCATCGAATAGCAGTGGTCTGTCTACACCTGCCCCTGGGATATTCTTAACTTCAGCTTTAGGCATCCAAGTATCAAGTAGTTTTTTAGCATCAAATGCTCCATACTTACCATAATTAGGATTTCTAAGCCAAGCCATAGCTTGTTCGCCTGTGATAGACCCAAGAGTCAAAGCTCTTTTTAAAGCATTTATATCTGGGTAATCTTTCATCCATCCTGTATCTGTGTCGCCAGTTACGCCTATTTGCGAACTTTGCGAACCTATCTTTGACCCTACAATGTCAGAACTACCACCAGGAGTACCAAATGATAAAGGTATCTTATCTGCATCAGAAGTAGGAGCAACAGGCATCGTAGGACTAACAACAGTTTCATCATCAAATCCTGATCCTGTCATATTGGTTATATCTGGAATATTTAACATAGAAGGATTAGACGATCCCTGACCAGTAATTGATTGTAAATTATTAATAAGTTCTTGATCTCTAAGAAGAATAGGATCCACACCTACAGTATCATTTTGAATTGAAGGTTGTGGGATATTTAACATAGAAGGATTAGATGGCATAGGAATACCTGTCATGTCTGGGGATGTTACTAAAGGATCTGTTACACCCAAACCAGACATTTCTGGAATATTTAACATAGAAGGATCACCCATCGTAGGTGGTGGTATAGGTCCCATTGGACCTGTTAACATGGGGTCTGTTGCATTAAAACCATCAAACTGATCGGTGGGTATATTTAATTTTGCCCTATTTAAATCTGGTTCCTCACCTTGAACAATAGATGAAATAGCACTTGCAACCTGTGAACTAGGCATGTCACCTAGCAGTGGACCCATTCCAAATAAATCAGGTATGTCTCTTATCTCTAAAGCCATTTTAAGCTCCTTCTGTAGGTGGCACTAAGCCAATATTAGCCAATCTGTTTTCTGGACTTTGAGCCCCTGGTCTTGGTGCTCCTGGTGGAGCAAAAGGACCTATAGGAGCAGTAGGTGGAACAGGTGGAACCCCCATTGCAGCATCAGGCATAACTGTTGGTGGCAAGGTTGGTCCAGCTCCACCAACACCTGGTGGCATACCCATCCCTGGTGGCATACCCATTTCTGGTGGCATACCTCCTCCTTGTGGTGGTGCACCTTGAATACCTTGTGCTTTTGCTTGAGCCATCAGTTGTGACTGTTCCATGCTTTTAACTAGGAATAAACGCATAAGTTCACCCCTATAAAATTCAACTAAATCTTCTCTACCATGTCTTTGTGCACCCTGAAGTAGTGTCCATAGTCTTGCTTCAGGTAATGTGCTTTCTGCTATTTGTGTATTTATAGCATCTTCCATCTGATCTGCTGACTGTAATCCTAAGATATTATCTCGTATATAAACATCTGGTAACAATGGTGTTTCACCTTCTCTGGCAATTTGTGCCATAGACATCTTACCCATCTCATCTTGAGGTAGTTGTCCGATGAAGCTAACTTCAACATCACCAGCGTTTTTAATCATATCAGGAGTAACTTCTTCTCTGAAGTACATCCTGTTTTTATCTTGCCCACTAACTTCAATTGATTTAAATGCACCAGTTATATACTGGTCGCACATTAAATTAAAGATAGCTCTGTGTGCTTTTTCCATAGCTTGTAATCTAGGAATCAGTACAGTCTCCACGCCTTGTCTCAATGTATTTATGGCAAATCCTGATAATTGAAATTCTAACTGACCATAAATAGAATGAGGCAAACCACCTCGTTGCATCTCACCAGATATAAGACCCATGAACGCACCAGATTCTCTAGCCATCTCTAGTAAACCTAATGGCTCTACATCTTCTCCCTGACCAAGGGCTATTTCTGAACCCTCTTTATAAGGATCTTCTTCTAGTGTTTTCGTACCATCTCTGGATTTTATTTTCAGTCCTTGCTTTCTGGAACGTGCTGTAAGCTCTAACATAACACTCATCATAAAGTTATGCTTCTCAAATAATTCTCTGGAAGATTTGTAACATGATTCTCCGTAATCTTCTACGGAATCTAAGTTACCTGAGTCTGTAATAGTCTGAACAAGTGGATTAGATCCTACTGGTCCAATAACTACAGGAACTCTATCTGATCCATGCTTAGTCCTTTTCTTTAAAACAGTATCTTCTGTACAAACAATATTATCTTCTGAATCATAAAAGTCATAAACATCTACTGCGTCATCATCATCTCCCTGATCTTCGCCTTCAAGCTTCACTCCCCAAATGGCTTCTA